GGATGAGGTATTGCAAGTGCGACTTCTGCGGTCACACGTGGACTCAGACCATTTCGGCAGACCAAATTGCTACGACCGTAGCAAATAGACAGGGCAAAAGCATAGCAAAGCAGCAGAGCCAGCCTAAAGATACAGGGCATGGCAACAGCAGCATCACTACTAAGTCAAATCGACGCCGCGATTGAATCGCTTCTGACAGGCGGAGCAGAGTCCTATTCTATAGGGAATCGCACCGTCACTAAGTTGGATTTGGGCGATCTATTCGAGCAACGCAACATTCTGCAAACGCAAGTGGAGCGTGAGTCTGGTGGAGGCTTGCGTTTAGCAAAGTTTCAGAGGCGTAGCCGATGATAGGCAAAGCACTCGACAATTTTATCGGTGCTCTGTCGCCGCAGTGGGGAGTCAAACGCACGAAGGCACGCAAGCTGATGCGTGCCTATGCTGGTGCGGAATCTAATCGACTCACCAACAACGCAAGACCCAAAAACCAAGCTGCTGACAGCGAGCTGATGGGACCATACGGAGCAGATGCACTCCGAGCGTGGTCACGGAAGCTAGTTCGCGACAATGCGTATGCTTGGGGCGTCGTTGATACGATCGTCAGCAGTGTGGTCGGTTGCGGAATGACCGCACAATCCATGCTAGAAACCGACGACGGCGTTGACGTGGAAGATGTCAATTTTCTGCGTGACGATTCTTGGGACCGATGGACGGACGTTTGCGACATCAACGGACAATATACGTTCGTCGAAATGCAGCGTATGGCACAGCGTGAAATCGTCGAAGCTGGCGAGGTGCTCATTCACATGGTCACGACTCCTGCCAAGGAGTTTCGAGGCATCAGCAGACCTGTGCCGTTCGCTCTCGAGCTGGTTGAGGCTGACAGGCTAGCAGCAGACAAAGATACCTACGCGATAGCACGCGACGGCAACAAACGAATTGTGCGAGGCGTCGAGCTAGACGAGCTTGGCAAACCGCTTGCCTACTGGATTTATCCTGACCATCCGCAGGCACCGCAGGCGTGGAACCGCGACCCAATTAGGGTAGAAGCGAAAAACGTGTTGCATTTGTTCCGACGCGACCGCATCGGGCAGTCTCGCGGCGTGACTTGGTTTGCACCTGTAGTTTCTTGGCTGCGTGATTTGGGCGTCTACGTTGAGAACGAGCTGCAAGCGTCAGCAGTCGCGTCATGCTTTGGCGTTGCAATCAAAACAGAAGGTTCATTCCCAGGACTGTCAGGTGAGAGCACAGAACCAGACAGCGTTGACGACAACGGCAATTCGTTTGAGTACCTAGAGCCAGCGATGGTTGCTCGTCTGCGACCTGGCGAATCAATCGAGAGCATCAACCCAGGTAGACCGAATAGTGCGTCAGAGCCGTGGATTAACCTGATGCTGCGTGGCATCGCAGTCGGCACAGGGTTGAGCTACGAGGTTGTCGCTCGCGATTACAGCAAGACCAACTACAGCAGCAGCCGCACAAGTCAGCTTGAGGACCGCAGGCGTTTCCGTTGCTGGCAGATGTATCTAATCCAGCATCTTTGCAAGCCAGTCAGAGCAAAGTTTGCAGAAGCGGCAGCACTTGCAGGCGTGCCGCACTTCCCGACGATGGCAGAGCTACTAGCAGACCGGCAAAGTGCTGACCCGGTGGAATGGCAAACGCCAGAGTGGGAGTGGGTGGATCCGCAGAACGAGCAAAAGGCGTCACAAGCGTCAATCGACGGTTTGCAGAGCACCTACCAAACAGAGCTAGGTTCACGCGGTCGAAACTGGCGTCAGGTATTCCACCAGCGAGCCAAAGAGGAACGCCTAAAAGACCAGCTAGGTTTGACGACGATCGAAGAAGCGAAGATAGAAGCGAAAGCGGCAGCACCGCTACCGCAGGCAGTCGAGCAGCCCGCACTACCAGAACCAGAGGCAGAGCCAGAGGTGGAAGTTGGGCAAGTATGACCACATCGACTTTGCACCACCGGCAGGAGTCCGAGAAGAGGCAGCGAAGGGACTGGAATGGCGTCGTGAGTACAACCGTGGAGGAACAGCGGTCGGCGTTGCACGAGCGAGGGATTTGTCAAACGGCAAAAAGATTAGTCCGCGAACTGCCAAACGCATGTCGAGCTATTTCGCAAGACACGCAGTTGATTCAAAAGGCGAAGGATTTAAGCCAGGACAAAAAGGCTTTCCGAGTGCTGGCAGAATCGCATGGGCGTTATGGGGCGGTGACCCAGGACAGGCGTGGGCAAACAAGCTAGTCCGGCAAATCAAAGCTGCTGACGAAAAAGAGCGAGCAATCACAAGCGAGGAACCAATGCCAAACAAACGCGGCAAAGTCAAGCTGAGTCGTTATGACCGCATCCCAGAAGAACAGATGGTTCTGCGTCTGGCGGAAATGCGGCGTGCTGACACTGACACCCGCAAGATGGAAGTGGTCATCGCTACGGAAAATCCGGTGCAGCGTTATGACGAGTCACGCGACATTATCATTCGCGAAGTGCTCGAAATGGATGGCATCGAGTTTCGAGGCGAACGCAAACAGATGCCAATCGTTGACAGCCATGACCGCAGCACTGTTGCGAATGTGCTAGGCAGCGTTCGCCAAATGCGTGTCGAAGGTGACGAGCTAATTGGCGAGGCATCTTTTGCGAGCGATGAACGAAGCCAAGAAGCATACACGAAAGCGTCAGAGGGTCATCTGACCGACTTTAGCGTCACCGCTATCCCGCTTGAGAGTGTCTTTGTCGAGCGTGGACAAACCTACCAAACAAGTCGCGGGACCGCAGTGGAAGGACCAGCAAGCATTGTGACTAGCTGGATGCCGACCGATGCGAGCATCTGTGCAACTGGTGCTGACGAGCGTTCTGTAGTTCGTCGCAGTTATTTTAACCTTCCTAATCCAATCGAGAGGGACGAGGAAATGTCAGAAAGTTTGCGTGGCTCTCTTGTTGAGCTAGGAATGCCGGAAGAAATCGAAAGCTCCGAGGAAATGCGAGAGTGGGTTACTAAAAACCTGCGAATGCAAGGCGAGGAAGAAATCGAAAAGGCAGAGCACGACGAAGAAGAAATGAAAAAAGCAGAACACGAGGACGAGGAAGAAATGACCGAACGCCCTGGTCATTACGACGAAGAAGAAATGAAAAAAGCTGTCGATCGTGCGTTGCAAGCAGAACGCAGCCGCCAGCGTGAAATCTTTTCGTCATGCGAACAACTCAAAATCGAGCGGTCCTTCGCTGAGGAACTGGTCGACAAGAACATTTCCCTAGACGCCGCCAGGGAACAAATCATTAAGCGTGCGGCTAACAGTGCCATTGGTCAAACAGCCGAGAGCGAGCAAATGAGCGTCAAAGTTACCGAAGCAGAATCGGACAAGTTCTACAACGCAGCCAAAGACGGATTGCTTTCGCGAGCATATCGTTCGGCAGGCGTGCAACGTCAGGTCGAAGCACCGGCGAATGGTGCTGAGGATTTCCAGGGACTCGGCTTGCGTCGAATGTCTGAAAAGTTCGTCGCTCGCATGGGTTTGAACACCGATCGCATGTCAGCACGCGACATTGCGATGGTTGCTATGGGTCATCCGAGCAGCCTGAACCGTCACAACATTCAGCGAGACGCCTATCACACGACAGGCAGTTTCTCAAACCTGATGCTTGACGCTGCCAACAAAACCTTGCTGGCTGCTTACGACGAAGCCATTTACACCTGGAACCTTTGGTGCCGTCAGGCTACCAGCGTGCCAGATTTCAAGTCGATTAACCGCATCCGTTTTTCGGAAGTCGCAAACCCAGAAGTCGTGCCAGAGAATCACGACTACCCTGAGTCCGCGATGAGCGACAGCAAAGAATCGTACAAGGTTGAAAAGTATGGTTCGATGTTTACTGTCACTTGGGAAACGGTCGTCAATGACGACTTGGACGCGATTAGCCGCATCCCAGCGATGCAGGGCAATGCTTGTCGACGCAAGCAGAACGCTGCTGTCTACGATGTGCTGACCGCAAACGCCAATCTTGGTGACGGTGGTGCGTTGTTCAACACGACTGCACAAACTAGCTCTGGCGGTCACTCGAACCTGGCTAGCAGCGGTGCTGCTGTCAGCGTTGCAAGTCTCAATACTGCTTACAACAGCATGATGACGAAGAAAGGTTTGGGACTCAGCAGCGATGCAATCCTGAACATCCAGCCGAGTTACTTGATTGTTCCGGCTGCGATCTCCGCGACTGCTTTGCAGGTCGTCGGTTCGATTGCTGATCCGTCTGCTGGTGGCTCTTCTGCTACTGGTAACTCCAACACGCTCAACATCTACGGTCCGAATGGATCGCGACCGTTGCGAGTTGTTGTTGACCCTGTGCTCGACGGCAACAGTGCAACTGCTTGGTATCTGGCAGCCAGCCCGAGCCAAATCGACACCGTTGAGCTTAGTTTCCTGCAAGGCGAAGAAGCACCTGTTCTTGAGAACGAGTGGGACTTCGACAAGGACTGCTACAAGTACAAAGTGCGTCAAACGTTCGGCGTTGCTGCTATCGACTTCCGTGGACTCTACAAGAACCCAGGTGCATAAGCACAAACGTAGCGGAATGCGACAATCGTTTCTTTCAAGTAAGGATTTTACAAAATGGCTGGTATTCAAAACTTTGTTGAGTTCGCTGACGACTTCCTTGGCAACGAGGACTTCGGCACAAGTGCGAGCGGTTCTGGTTGGATTATTGCTGATACATCATCGGCAGGGACTCCGACCTATACTCGTGGCGGAATCAATGGCGAAGCAACGCTTGCGTTCAGCAGCACAGCAGAAATTCAAAACGTCTGCCTCTACATGGGCGACGATTTGAACTTCGACATTGACGAGCTAATTGACATTGAGCTGCGGGTGAAGATGGGACAGGCTGCTGCCGATGCTGCTAGCAGCGTCGCTTTCGGTCTGGCATCTGCTCGCAACGACGCGATTGACTCGATCGCTGAGGCTGCATTGTTCCGCGTTATTGGTGCTGACGACACTACCGCACTTGTGGTTGAGTCGGACGATGGAACCAACAACAACGACGATGTCTCAACAGGTCAGTCGCTTGTCAACGCTTACAAGAAGTTCGTGATTAGCTTTGCTGCTGGCAAATCTGATGTGCGATTCTATGTTGACGGCGTTCGGGTTGCTGCTTCGACTACGTTCGACATGAGCAACTACAGCGGCGGATTGCAACCATTGATTCAGTTGCAAAAGACCGCTGACGCCAATACCGACAGCGTTGTCATTGACTACGTGAAAGTCATTTCGAGGCGTTAAACATGACGCTGCGTGCAGCAATAACAAGCGATGCATCGTCTGTGTTTTTGAGCACAGACGAGTTCGCGGAAACTGTGACCTATCACCCGCACACTTATTACAACGCGACTCCCCGGTCGTCGCGGTCGATAAGTGCTGTG